CCTCAACCTTGCCACCGCGCTTGTACAGGCGCGGGCTAACCGGGCGAGCGCCCGTCTTAACATCCGCGTTCATATCAGTCGGTTCGGTCCAGCCAGAGGCGTCAACCGCGCCCTTGCTTGATCCAACAAGGCGGTGAGCCTTGGCCTTCATTGCCGCCCTAGCGGCTTTTGCTGCTTCGCTCATGGGGTTTTCCTAGCTAGTGGTTTTACAACCGGCGTCCCGGTTGATCGCGGCATGTGCCGAGATGGGGGGAGAGCGCGAGTGAGGGCAAGAGCGCGGTCAACAACGGGGCCGCCACTTGCATAGGCAGGAGATGGATTAAGAACGCCGCCCGGACCCCAAAGAACTTGAGCAACAAGATTTGGGGACCCTTCAGCAGCCGTCTCTACCGCCTTGCCAGCGGCTTCGCTGGGATTTTCCCAAGCCCATTTAGCCGTATCCGCTACTTTTCCGGGAATAGACGCAATAGCTTCAGGGGCCTCCTGCGCCATTTCCTTGGTTTTCATGCCATAATAAGTTGTTGCAATTTTCGCGGCGCGCATTGGATCCTGCGTCGCCATGTTCATCAAAGGATGGTTTTCACCAAAATGTTCCGCCATCTGCTGAAAAAACCCAGCAGGATCTTCAAACAGGTATTTTGTTTCTTCCTGTTTAGCCATGGCTATATTGGCCTCCAATCAAGTGATGAATGATCTCAAGCGCCTTGTGAATAGCGTCATGGCCGCCCTTGCCAGATGCTTTAGCCGCACCGCCACGAGCCATGCCAGAATCACCTGTGTCTTGCAGGGCCTTACTGGCGCGCACAAAATCAGCCTTTGAACCAGATTGATCCATGCTTTCGTCGCCCCAGTTAATTTTGCCATTTTGAATAAGCGCATTTGAAGCGCCGGGGGCGGCGTTGGCGGGAGCGGAAGATTGATACTGTTGCCCGCTAAAAATACGGTCAAGAATGGACGGATTTGAAACCGAGGCCGCCGACGAGCCAAGATTAGCGGGCCGACGGGGCGGGGTTGGAATTGCTGTTGTTGGAGTGGATTCTTTCGGTGGCGTATTTCCGCGCGCAGATGTTGGAAGATTTCCCGGCGGCGGCATGTCATTCCGGTTGGGTGCCTCCAATGGTTCGCTATCCAGCAGCATTGGCGCTATGAGCGACAAGATATCCCGCGCGCTGAAACCCCCAGCAGGGGCGCTATGCACGCTGTAACCCCCAGCAGTGGCGCTAGGAGCGTTACCGCCACCCCCAGCAGTGGCGCTATGAGCGTGATCGAGACGAAGTGGCAAGTTGGCTGCACCGTACGCGCCAGCGGCCATTGCGCCCAATGCTGGAACAGCCCATCGGGACGATGCCATGTCTTCACCAGCTTCCGGATATACTGGGGCCCATCGGGACGATGCCATGTCTTCACCAGCTTCCGGCGGAAGACGCATTGGACGTCCACCAGCTTCCGGATATACTGAGTGCCAGAAATGGTATGGTGGTGGGGAGGATGCCATGTTTTCACCAGCTTCCGGCGGAAGACGCATTGGACGTCCACCAGCAATGTTAGCTTGATTGGCAATGGTTAAAGCACGATTTGTGGCAGCCTCTCCACCAGAAACGGATCCAGTCCATGGAACAACATCTGTTGGCCCTTCCGGTCGCATAACAAAATTAGGATCAGGGCGCGCTTCGGGCTCAACTCTAACCAATGAAGTGCTGGGTGCGGGACGTTCCGCGCCGGAAGCGCCGCCTTCACCAGACCAGCGGTCCAACTGTTCCTGCAAATAGCGTTCGGAAGACGGAATAGCTTTTGCAGTTGAAACAGGAGCTTCTATTGCTTTTACGGGACCAAATTTGCCAGTTTCCGGGTTGCGAACGGAAAGAATTTTTTTATCCACGCCAGTAAAAAACCCCGTGGCAGAATCAACGCCTTGTGCGCCGGGAACGCGCCCCGCATTAATGTAAAGATTTTCAGTTAGAGAACGAGGCGACTGAAGCGCACCGCGTTCCAGAAGTTCCATCAAGTTAGCCATTATTGCCTCCTCCTAAACCGGGGGAATTTACGCCAGCCTGCTGAACTTCATCCAGCGCCGGTTTGACGTATTTTTCAATCAAGGCCGCGCTTTCTGGATGCACGGCGATATTCTGGGCAAGGTCAACAAGATCAAGCCGCTCCTTAGCGATGCGCTCCTGCGTATCGTTTTCAATTCGGCTCTTATTGGCTTCCATCTGATCGTTGATTTTCTGTTGAGAAATAGTGTTTTTCTGCGCTTCAAGCTGCATTCTTGCCGCGCTTTCCCTAGCGCGCGTTTGCGAATCCATAAGCCGGGCTTCGGCGGTTTTGGCGTCATTCGCCATTTTGGCTTGAGCCTGCTGCAATTCAGGCGGAGGCGCTTGCTGCGCCGACGGGGGAGCCAGAAACTGTTGCGGATTGCTCCAACCCATGCCAGCCATGATAGCTGTATCAATGGCAATCGGGTCGTACATGCTGGGATTTTGAGCCTGAAGCTGCTTCAACCCCATCAACTTCATCAACCGCTGGGCATGATTGGCTGTGTTGGGGTCCGCCTGCGGAACAAGATCAAAGTTATCAATGGCCTGCAAAAACTTTTGTTCGTCCCATTGCGCTGCGGGACGATTGTTGCGCTGCCAAAAACTTTCAGGATGTTCGCGGAAACATTCAACCAGAAGTTGAAACTCCAGCGACTGCGCCGCGTGAAGCCGCTTATGGACCGAGTTCATTACCTTTGTGGCCTGCTCGATCATCGCGAGCGTCGTGCCAACTGGCATGTCGGTCTTGCCTTCGCCGACCTGCTGTTCCGATGTGCCGCCAATTCGCATACCCGTGTCGGCCATGGACGCGACAAGGTTCATCAAAGCGCCGGAAGGCTCCTTGTATGGAAGCGGCATTATCGCTTGATTGATCGGGAGGCCGCCCGTTTTAACAAGCGCGCCTCCGCCCGGAGGAACACGAAATATATTCGTGTTCTGACGGGCGCCAGTGTCGGCCATGAGAAATCCCGGAAAGTTCGAGTACATGCCCGCGTCAAGAAGCTCACGCCATGCAGCAGTGATAGCATTAGTCGTGTTGCCCAGAATATGCAGTAATCCAATATCATAGAAGCCGAGCCCCGGAACAAAAGTGTATTTGGCAAATCTTGTCTTTGCCGTGGGAAGTTCACTGTCGTCCTCGTTAAAGTTTCTGACAATTGACAAAATTTTGGTCGAGGAGACATCAATTGTTACGCGGTATGGAATTTCCAAGCCGCTTTCCTTGCTTTTGTAGGTATGTTCAAAGCCCTTGATGTTCAGTTCGCAATAGCACTCGTAAATTTCGCGGTCGCGATCTTCGGGTCTGGCCGAATCAATCTCAATTCCCTGTTGGGAGTTTTTGGCGCGCTGAACGCTATCGGGTTCAATGGCTTTAGGGGTACTTAGATCAATGTCACGATACACGCCTAAAATCTGAAGGCGTTTCACGGTTGACGGACGAAGGTACGTTCTGTGCGTATAGCGTTTGGAGTTCTCAAGATCGGTAGCCGCATTATTGACAATCATGTCATTTGCATCAACGGTTTCGCTGACGGGCCGGTTTCTAAGCGGGCAAAAATACACTTTCTTGAAGGAAGTCCCGCCAAAACCCAACATGAACAACATACGGTCGGTGTCTGGGTAGTATTCCGTGGCTGTCACGGTCAGATAATGGTTCAAGTCAAGCTCAAGCGCGTCGGCAAGTTGATCTTCTGGCAGGTTTCCGTTGGCTGTATCAACGCGGACCTTTACCGGGCCATCCGTGGGAAGCAATTCGCTTCGGGCATTGGCCTGAAACCGCAAAACAGCTTCAAGAAGCAATGGATGCCGGACCCTAGACATGCCTTCCACTGGAGCGCCATCAGAAGCGCCCTGAAGGCCGGGGATTTCAATCTCCAACCCAAGGAGTTTGATACCAAGACCCCGATCTTCAATCCACTTTTTGCGGCTTTCAATGTCGTCCTCAATGCCGCGAAGCAAGTCGGAACTAATTCGGTTTAGCTCGTCCTCGCTGATTTCCTCGGCAAGATTTGCAAACCAGCCGGATTGCATTTTCTTTTTGGCGTCCTGAATGGGTTTGCCATCAAGACTGACGGTGACGGAACCATCATCGTGTTCAATTTTAACAATTGCGCCACTGTCATCATATTCCGGCATATCAACGGCATCGTCGTTGGCCGCCTCAATAAGAACTTCCGATTCGCCCAAGTCTGGAGCTTCCTGTTCCTGCGGGAACAAGCGCAAGTTTGTTGCGGCTCCAAGGCCGGGCGTCATGGGCATGTTAACTCTCCAGCGCGGATTCTTCCATTTCGGATACGAACCTACGCAACCCCTCTTGCGCCGCAAGATTATCAGATTTTTCCTGTATAGTATAGGTTCTGACAAAATCATAGGGCAATCTGCCCCAGACTTCCACGCGAAATGTAGTCAACCCACCATTGACAACAGCTTCCTTGAGAACATCTACAATTGCATTTGCGAGAACACGAGTCATTTGTCCTAAACCTCATAAAGCGGGGCAAGCCTGTTCTTGCCTTGATGCCTCATACTCATTTCAATTTCAGCCGCCCATTCGACACTGCGCGTTAAAACGCCTATATCTCGCATGTGACGGATTGACATGGAAACCGTATCGCAATTATGGACAAGAACGTCATTGGCATAATAACAATGCGTTCCGTCAACTGTCAGATTGTAAACTTTTTGCAAAGTGTGGGTGCACTTTACGGATTTTACCAAGCAAAAATCTTGATTTTTTTGTGTTGCAAGCGGACGAGCACATCGTTTTTTTAGGACTTTTTGCTTCAAATTCCGCACCGCACCATTCACACGTTCCAATATAGTGACTTTTGCTATACGGTTTTGGAGCGCCTTCAGCCCGAATTGAGGACATGGCGTTCTTTCGATGCCATTCCTTACCTTCATCGCTTGAATGCCATGCTTTTGCGCTATCTCTAATTTTTTCAAGATGCGCCAATTGCTTTGAAGATTTTCCACGTTCAATATATTCTTTAATATGCTTCTCTCTATGCGCCCCGAAAGGCAAACATTCAAGGTTTGAGATTTCATTGTTTCCGGTATTGCCGTCAATGTGATGAATTTGATAACCCTCTGGAATGGGTCCGTTGTAAAATTCCCAAACATCACGGTGAAGGCGATGGCCTGTTCTGCCAAAATACCGCCGATGCGTTGGATTTTTTGCATTTGGGTAGCGATTATATTTGCGCCCGTTGAAAACAACGCTTTCAACGGCGGTTGATTCGTTTGATTTGGGAACCATGACGCACCTTTGTCTTGCTGATACAATGACAATGTATCATTTGGACACAATGATGCAAGCTGT